AAAAATGACCAGTGAAGGACACAATCTTGTTGACTTTAATACTTGGTTTAAAAAGATTCTCTCAACAAAGATTAAGAGTTATTTTAACAATACCAATGAGTACAACTCTATTGTTGAATTCTACAAAAAGGAATTTATCAGTAAGGATGGTGATAACGATAATTATTATTACAATCATGGAACATTGGTTAGTCAGTTCTCTTGTCATATGTTGAGTATTTTTGGTCTTGAATATAAGAAATATATCAAGAATACTGAACTATCCAATGTTATTGATAGTTTTCTTGTAATGGAATTCTTTGCTGATACTATGCACAGAGCAACTTTTGATCTGAAACGATTCTCTCAGACTGAATATTTTGATCATATTAACTCTTTGCTCAAGGATCGAGGTATTGATAATCTTGATAGTAAAGAACTCAAGAAGAAAAATGTGCAGTATAACACTCTTATAAATATTCAACATCAGATGTTTGACCATTCTGACGATATTGAGGGATATACTAAATTGTTTAAGTCTGAGACTAAAGCAATCAGGTATAAGTTGACCAAAGCGGCAGACTTGAAGAAAATTCTTAAAGTCGAGGTTGACAAGAACCCGATGTTGAAGTATGTTATGGGAAGCAACCAGAATAACGGCAGTCTTAGAGATTTGGACAGTAAGAATAATCCTATCTCTCAATTTGCTGATAATTATTATGGTAAGAGAAATAATGCTATATGGGTTGAGACTATGGATAGCGACAAGATTGATTTGTTTAAGATTCAGTTGAGTAGTTTGATCAAGTAATTCACAAGGTAACTAAAAACAATAGGAGTTTATATCATGTCTGTTCCGTTTATGTTTGTTGATGGTAATCTGACGGTTGTGCTGAACAATAAGAGTTTTCAAGTTCTGCCCGACCATCTTAACTACAAGATGATTCTGGAGGCATTGCCTACTGCAACATCTGACGAGTTGATTGAAATGATTGATATTGAGAAGGCAGTTGCTACTTTTAGTGACGGTCTTGTTGAGATCAAGAATGGTCAGGTCACTTATGAGGGTGAGGTTGTTCATGGGTCGATTAGCAAGAGAATTCTGGAGTTTATGAGCAAGGGACTGCCTTTTCAGCCACTTGTTAACTTCCTGAATAATCTCATGGAAAATCCCAGTATGCAGAGTCAGAAGGAACTCTATGATTTCCTTGAGCATGAACATCTGCCAATTACTGAAGATGGTTATTTTCTTGCTTATAAGGCAGTCAGGAGTGATTATAAGGATAAGTATCGTGGAGTTTTCGACAATCGTGTTGGTCAAATCTGTGAAATGACGCGATCAAAGGTTGATGATGATCGTGGTCGAGGTTGTTCTAATGGACTTCATGCTGGTGCATTGAATTATGTGGCCGGTTATGGAAGTCTTGAATCTGGCGATAAGATTGTTATCGTTAAGATTAATCCTGCTGATGTTGTGAGTGTTCCTAGCGATTGTAACTATGAGAAACTTCGCACTTGCCGATATGAAGTTGTCGGAGAGTATCAAGGCGAACTTCTCAAGCCTCTCTACTCATCAGTCTTTACTGAAGATGACTATGATGACGATGAAGAGGATCTTAATGATGATTATGATTGGGGATGGAATGATGATGAGGAAGATATTGATGAAACCTATTATCATGATGAAGATAATCATATGGATGGTTATAACTGATTAAAAGCAAAGGAATAGTCTGGGGACTGGAGTAGTTAGTGCTATATCTTAGGGTTCGATCCCCTAATTCCTTTTTAAATTATGAACGATAAAGAAAATAATGACGATCCTTATAAATTCTACTTTCAGATAGATACTGAGTGGATCAAGAAATATATGGATAGTTTATTGAATAAAATAGATTATCAATGGATAGATAAAGAAGTATTAGAAGAAATTATTGATAAACTACCTCAATATAAAATCGAACCTGTTGATGGATTCCAGTTTGTTTCGTTGCCTGTGAATGATTACTTCTCCAATACAGTGGTGGATAAAACCTCCCTGTATTTGGGGAATAATCAGTATAATGAAGGAATTTGGAAAATGAAATATTTTGTTTATAATAAATTACACAAAGACTACGAATTACATTTACAGAGTCATGCTGGACATATTATTAGGCAACCACGATACTATAAAGGATTATTTGAAATACTCAACTAGGAAATATTTATGAATAAAGATGAGTGGTTTGTTATAAAAGATTTAGATATGTTTATAGATCACACTAGAAAAATTATATATAATGCTTATGGTAAGCAAGAAGAAGATCAAGATACAGAATCAGATGATATAATTGTATTAACAACTAAAGAAAAAGAAGAATTAAATAAAATACTACCACTTAATGAATCATCAATGATTATCAAATCGTTAATGAAACATCAAAAAAACAAAAAAACTAAAGAACGCAGACTATTAATTAATGATACCATATATGCTAAAATTATACAGTCTCTAGGGGATAGAATGACAAGTAATATATTGAATGGTCTAGTTAATAAGGGCGTTATTGAAACAGGTTACGACAACGATATTGATGATTTTATTTTTTGGGTAAAAGATGAATACAAAAAAGAAAAACCAGAAACCGATTGATTACGATTTACATCTAAAATATAGATGTCCTAATAATAAATGTAATTGTGAACACTGGTTATCTATCAAAGAAACTAAAACAAAAAACTTTAAAGTTGTTTGTGATTGCGAAACTACTTTTTCACCAAAACAAATTAAAAAAATAAGAATTGTTTACTTAGAAAAAGAAGAATCACAACATACAGAAACTAAGCAACCAGAGAAAGACACAATACCAAATGACCTTTTGGAAAAGAGCACAGAAACTCTGGTCAATTATGGATTCACCAAAGAAGAATCACACAAATTATTAATTTCTAGTTATATAAAGAACATAACAGAAGACTGTTCCACGCTAATTAAAAAAGCACTAAAGTCTATTGGAGGTTTGAATGGCTAATATTATTAGACCAACTAAATTTGACGATATAATTGGTCAGCAAAATGTTCTTGATCGTCTAAAGATCATGGTGAGCGGTTGTAAAAGCGAGGGTGCTGTGATGCCTCACGTTTTAATAGACGGCCCTCCTGGCCTTGGTAAGACCACCATAGCGGGTGCTATAGCACACGAAATGAACGTGAACCTATACATAGCAAACGCAGCAAACCTGAGAAGCGTTAAGAATCTTATGCCATATCTAATGGGTATAAGTCCACGATCAATCTTATTTATTGATGAAATTCATAGATTGCCAAAAATAGTTGAAGAATTCTTATATCCTATTATGGAGGATTTTCAACTTAGTATGTCGATAGAAAATAATATAGAAACTATTGATATCCCAATGTTTACTTTAGTTGGTGCTACAACAACTGGAGGAAGTTTAAGTCAGCCATTCTATGATCGTTTCACAATTAAAGAACATCTGTCTTTTTATAGTGACAGTGATTTAGCTAAACTAGCAAAGTTGAATACACAAAAACTAGATATTAATATATCAGATGACGATCTACTAGAGATTGCAAAAAGAAGCAAAGGCACACCAAGAATCCTGAACGCTAGACTACAATGGTATAAAAACTATAAACTGTGTAACAAAGACGATGCTTCTATTGATGAGATATTTAATATACAAGGCATTGACCATAATGGTTTTGATGTGTATGATAAACTATATATTGAAACACTAGCAAAATCTAAAGGAACTCCTATTGGATTGAAGACAATTTCTTCTTTAACTGGAATTTCAATAGAAACAATAGAAAATAGTATTGAACCATACATGGTTAGAAAAGGCTATGTTGTAAGATCACAGAAAGGTAGACTATTAAATAAGTATGACCTATGATCATAATATATATTATATAATAATAGCCATATTATTAGTAAATAATGTAATGTGTTTTTGTATAGGATATTTGATTCCTAGGTCTAGCGAGGGTGTATCTATAAAAGACAATAATGTTTTTAGAAAAAATAATACTCAGGTATCTACTAAAGACAAAATTCAGATTGATGATAAAACATTTGTAACAGATATTAAGACTGACAATTTAGAAAAAAAATATAAAGATCTTGGAGATATAAAAACATCAAATGAGAATATATCATCCTCAATTAATAAATTAAAAAATATGAAAGGCTAAATATGGCAAAGGGACTAGATGTTGGTACAAGTTTTATTGTTTTATCTCAAGATTCTGATGATGGAGTTGTCTATAAGGATTTTAGAGATGCCTTTTACATTATAAAACCAACCACAGTCGTTGCCACAAAAATGATAGAAAAAGGATTATCTGGAAAAACTTTCATAAAAGATAGTGATGGGTCGTTTATTATACTAGGAAAAGACGCTATAGAAAAAGCGGTTGAGAGAAACGACACAGCAAAAAGACCAATGTATAGGGGTGTTGTTTCTTCAAAAGAAAAAGATGCCAAAAGAATATTAGCATTTATTTTGAAAGAAGTAGTCGGAGAATCATCAGAGCCCTTTGAAAAACTGGTTTTTTGTGTTCCAGCACAACCAGTTGATCAAGAAGATGAAGATTTTGATGTTGGTTACCATGAAGATGTTATAAAAACAGTATTATCAGAATGTGGATATGATGCTAAAGCAATAAATGAAGCAGAGGCGTTGTGTTATGCTGAATTAGAAAATGATGATTATACTGGGATAGCAATTAGTTGTGGTGCTGGTATGACAAATGTTTGTGTTATGCTTAATGGTGAACCAACCGTTGTCTTTAGTACCACAAAATCTGGAGACTGGGTTGATAGAATGAGTGCTGTTGCAACTGGTGAAACGGACAGTGTTGTTCAAGCAGAGAAAGAGGGTAGTGATTTTAATATAGGTGAACCTAATGATAATCCTATTCTGGCTGCCGTTTCTTCATACTATGATAGATTAATTGATTATACAACAAAACAACTATCTCATGCTTTAACAGGCCATAAGTTATTACCTAAGTTTAAAAATCCATTGACTATTGTGGTTGCTGGTGGAACATCACAAGCCAAAGGATATGTGGATATTTTTACTAAAAAATTACAAGAAAATAATTTTCCACTATCAATAAAAGAAGTAAAACACGCATCAGATCCATTACATGCTGTTTCTAAAGGATGTTTAATAGCATCAAAAGTACTATAAAATCTATAATAGGGTGTATTAATTAGTTTGGATATCAATTCCACCAGTAAGTGGAGTTAGAAATGAGACTAATTAAATTAATAATTCTATTTTTTTTGATCATATTATCTAATATAGGATATGCTGGGACACGGCATCCTTTAGTTGAAGATAGTAGATATATAGATTTTGGAAGAAAATTTCCACATGTTGGAAGATTATGTGGTTCTTATAGAGATGGCAAAATATTTTGTGCATCTTCTGTTGCTATAAGAAAAAGAATAATATTAACAGCTGCTCATGTTGTTAAGAATGCAGATAAGTGTGTTATTCATATTAATAATAAAAAAATACATGTAAAAAATATAGTTTGTCATAGAGATTTTGAAGAAGATAATTTTGGTTGGTATGATATAGCAATATGCTCACTTAATGAAGATATAGGTCTAGAGTCTTATCCAGTGTTATATCAAGAAAATAATGAAGTTAATAAAAAATGTACAATTAGTGGATTTGGTTTAAATGGAACATTTGATTCTGGTTGTATTTACTCTGACACAGAGAGAAGAGCTGGATCAAATACTATAGACCAGATAGAAAGAGGTCTGTTGATATGCACACCATCTCGTCATATGAGCGATACAAGCCCATCTGACCTTGAGTTTTTAATTTCTTCTGGTGACAGTGGGGGTGGTTTATTCATAGATGACAGGCTGGCTGGAATCAACTCATGCGTAATGGCTATTGATAAAAAACCAGACTCAACATATGGAGATGAATCAGGACACACCAGAATTAGTGATCATATAGAATGGATTAATTTGAACATAGAAGAGATGGATAGATAGTTATATATTACTCACCGACCTGTATCATATATAGTTATCAAAGAGGAACATGTCAATATGAAATATTTTTCTTGACACAGACAAAGACAAAGGTATGATATGTTGTATTCAACGCGAGACTTTTTCAAAAATGAACGATTTCGATAATAAAGACAGAAAAGAAGCTGGTAAGAAAAATTTTAGCAACAAGCAGAAGAGATTTAATGAAGTCTCTGAAGAACAAAGATTTGTTTCTAAAACAAAAAAACAGTTTAAATCAAAGATAGAAGATATTAGACAAGAAGAACTATGGGAAGATTGGAACGATGAATATAAATGAAATACATAGAAGAATTATTCTCTGGTGATTGTTTTAAATCTGAGGATAGATTATTTATAATAACTTCAGATTTCAAAAAAGATAATTCTAAATTATGCTTTGATTTAGAGTCAGGTTTTCCAAAATGGTTTTTGCCAGAAATAATAGTAAACAAAATAGAGATTTATACTTTAGACGAATCAAATAATATACTACCAATAAAAGAAACTAAAAAAGATGAACTTTAAAAATAAAATATTTACCTTTTTAAATTCTTTCATATGGCATATGTATTGGGGATTTCCTAAAAGTACGAAATCACAAATATTAGACAGATATTCTATTTGTCTTGATTGTGATGATTTTGACAGTAAGAATTCTCAATGTTTGGTCTGTGGGTGCAATCTTAATAAGAAACAAATATTCATGAATAAATTAGCTTGGGCTGATCAAGAATGTCCAGTAGGAAAATGGGGAAGTCTTATAAAGAAATAATCATGAAAACAATATCTAACAAAGAAACATTTCCAATTGTTCGTGGAGATCTTTTTGATTATGTTGAAAAAATCACCAGATCAGGAAATAACGGATCAAGTATTATAGTTCCACATGTTTGTAACAATATTAATGCTTTTGGTGCTGGGTTTGCTGGAGAAGTATCTAAGAATTATCCAATAGTCAAAGAAAATTATCATCTTTTAGGATCAAATTTTTTAAAGAATAATTTAGGATATGTTCAATTTATCGAAGTGTATAGAGATGCTTCTTTTGGTCATAAACTTATCTTTGCTAATATGATTGCACAAAATGGAACTGTGAGTAAAAAAAATCCAAGACCATTAAATTATTTAGCATTAGTTAAATGTATGAATCAAATTAATATGTTTATATCTAAAAATTTTAACAATGATACCCGTGTAGAAATTCATGCTCCACGATTTGGTTGTGGATTAGCAGGAGGAAACTGGAATTTTATTAGTGATCTTATAGATGATATTTGGACTAATAAATCGGTTGTTATATATTTAAAATGACCAATAATTTTACTACTGAATCAATAATATCTTCATGTCTTAATGAAGAATTTAAAAATAATAATATCAAATATTTAAAATATTTTAAAGACAAACTGCAAATTCATGATGGTGAAATATTATTAAAATTTCATGATCATTCTATTGAAATAATTAAACATAAAATTTCTAATGATAATGAATGGAGATTGCACTCAACATTAGATTTAATCTTAAATACAATTAAAGAATATAACCTACAATTAAATTGTTATGTTATAATAAATATTAATGATGGAGTTATATGTGGTGAAAAATTTACAAGATTGTCAACTGTTGGTAGACACAAAGATAGCACTCATGTAGGTATACCTGACTCTTTATCTTGGAGTTATATTAATAATGGAACTTTCAAGAAAATACTTAGTGAAGATATCAATTTTTCTGATAAAAAGGATATAATAGTATTTAGGGGTGCTGATACCGGTAAAGTAAGAGATAATTTATTAAATCAAAGAGTTTATTTTTGTAATAAGTATCATGATTATGATAAATTAGATGCTAAGATTACTAAACTTATAGGCTATAATAAAGACTTTTTGCAATCACATAATATACAAAGTATAAATATTATTAGTGATCCATTATCTACACAAGATCAACTTAAATATAAATATATCTTATATATATATGGAAATTCTGTTTCCACCGATAGACTGTTATGGAATTTAGCCTCAAATTCTATTACGATACAAGTTGAACCATTACCTTGCGAATATGATTATATTTGGTATCATCATTTTCTATTACAACAAAATTTAATACCTTCATTATCAGAAAATAACTTTATAGAAGATTTTAATAATTTATTAACAAATACAAATCTATCTGAACTAAAAATTAAACAACAAAACTTCGCAAATATACTAATAGATAAAAAAATAAATATACAATATACTAAAGAAGTTTTAGTAAAATATAATACTATATATAATAGTTAATGCAATGAAGTATGATTTTCTCATTATTGGTGCGGGGATATTTGGTTCTGTGTGTGCAAGAGAACTTACAGACAAAGGTTTTTCCTGTTTAGTCTTAGAAAAAAGAGATCATATAGGAGGAAACTGCTATACATATAAAGAATCAAAGATAGATATTCATAAATATGGTGCTCATATATTTCATACATCTAGTGAAAAAATATGGAACTATATCAACAAATTTAGCAAATTTAACAACTATAGACACAGTGTTGTTGCTAATTATCAAAACAAAATAATTCCTCTCCCATTTAACATGTGGACTTTTAATAGTATCTGGGGAGCTATTACCCCAACAGAAGCAATTGGTATTATCAATAGTCAGAAATTTCATGGGACCCCTTCAAATTTAGAAGAACAAGCAATTTCAATGGTTGGTAAAGATATATATGAAATACTCATTAAAGGCTATACAAAAAAACAGTGGATGAAAGATCCAAAATTTTTGCCAAAAGAAATTATAAAACGTATTCCTATTAAGTTTATTTATAATAATGATTATTTTGATGACCAATTTCAAGGTATTCCTACAGATGGATATACAAAAATATTTGAAAATATGTTAGATGGTATAGATGTTCAACTAGATAGTGACTATTTTGAAAATAGAAATTTTTA